AGGCATTAAAGTATCTCAGTGCCACACCTCGGAATCCGTGTGCAGTACAATGATCACTAATTATTTGCTCACAGAACAGTTTACTCCAACCGTAAGGACTAATTGGCAACTGTGGGTCAGACTCTACCAACGGAGTGTTGCCTACAGGTATTCCGTAGGTAGCGGCACTGCTACTAAACACAATCTTGCCATGCCAACCTTTTTTGTGCAGTTTTTCTAACATATCGTTGGTTTTACTGCTGTTATTCCAGTAGTAAAGGTGGGGATTTTGTATGCTAGGTCCCACTAAACTAGTGCCTGCACAATGTATAATAGCATCAACATTGTTGACACCGGCGGCAACAGCAGTGATATCTACAAAGTCATCAATTAATAATTGATCAAGGTATTGAGCAGTTTCGGGAATGGTGTATGTGTGGTCTACACCAATCACTGTGTAACCTGCTTGTTTAAAAACTTTAGCGGTATGGCCACCTATGAAGCCAGCGGCGCCTGTAATGATAATTTTTTTATTCATACGGAAAGTGTAACATGGTACAAAACAAAAGTCAAAAAAAATGGTAAAGCTGACTTTACCATTTTGGAGAGTGTAGTCGATTACTCAGGAACAACTTGGCACACACGTTGCTCGTATGGGCCGTATCTACTACTGTGATGTTGATACGTAGTACAAACCAGTTTCATGCCCGGAGGAATTACCACAGCGGGTTGATCAACAACTGGAGGTGGCAGAATCACAGGATCCGGTTGACGATTATTGGCAATAGCGGCGCCAGCAATACCACCGATAATCAATGGTGCTACAACATAACCCCAACCCGGGCCACCTCGATAGTGGTGACCATGATGACCATGATGTCGAACTCCGTGACCATGCCATTGTGCCTGAGCAGGTAGTACCAATGTTAGAAATAAGAATCCAATGAGAACGTAAAGTTTTTTCATAGTATTACTCAGCTTTTTTGAGCATGCCCATTACTTTTGCTTGAATATTTTTTGCAAATTGTGGCTGTGGAAAGTTCCAACCTACAAATGCGCCAAGTGCTAACCAAAATAAAGTTTCTAACATAGTACAACTCCTTTAAAAGATTGTATTAGTATTTAGCTACAGTCTGTAGCTTTTTTGATAAATATTTAGTGCGGATCGCGATACTGGAAATATCCATCCACTCTAACGCTTTGAAGGAGCATCAGCAAATGTATTTACACTATTATGTATATGCCTACATAAGAAAAAATGGTACACCGTATTATATTGGTAAAGGCAAGAAAAATCGTGCTTACGAACATCACAAAAACGTTCCTGTACCAAAAGATAAATCTCGAATTATATTATTAGAAACAAATCTAACGGAAGTTGGTGCTTTGGCATTGGAACGTCGGTTAATTACTTGGCATGGTAGAAAAGATCTAAAAACTGGAATACTGTTAAATAGGACCGATGGTGGAGACGGGTCATTTACTCCAAGCCCTGAGTTGCGTAGTCGATGGTCTGAAATACGTAAAGGTCGCAAGGGTTGGATTCCAACAGACAACCAAAAACAAGCAAAATCTAAAGCAATGACAGGAATTAAATATGATGCCAAACGATGTGCTAATATGGGTGCTGGGCATAAAAAACCGGTATGCTGTGATAATGTCATATACCCATCGCGCAGAGATGCCTCAGTTGCTTTAAATATGATAGAAAGTACGATAGGACATCGAATAAAGTCTCCGTCCTATCCTACTTGGTATAAAGTTTAATACTTAGATTCTATTGTATATTTTCTATAATTATTCATAGATCTATTCCACTCTTCGCCCTTGCCCTGCATGATATCACACACACGATCAATGGTGCTATCGTTCCAATCGCTGATCTTACCAATGTTAACATGAGGTCCTGCTACTAGTCCACGCAGTTTGCTAATAGCATCATCTATGCTCCAAGGTACATACAAACGAGTGCGATCATTTGCAAAAGTCTCAGGAAAACTGCGATATGCTGGATACAACACATTGCAACCCAGTGTGTCTGCTTCACTCACAGTGTTAGACACCCAGTCTTGTAGCGCACAATTAAAAAGCACACGAGTGTCGTTAAGGAGATCATAGTAGTCATTTTTCTCTAAGTCCTCATAGATAACAAGTAATCCACGTGCTTGTAAGTCTCTTGTACGAGCCATATAACTATCGTCATTTGATTTTAGTTTAGCACCGCTAAAGATACAGAACTCTACAGGTACGTTAGGGAATTGACGATGCCATTCCTCAATCAAGTCCATGTAAAAGTCTGGATTTTTTTCTCTATCCCAGCGGGCCGCAAAACCCACACGCATTGCACGTTGGTCAAAGGGTTTCAATGGACCTAACACACGACCACGTACTTCACGTTTGCCAAATGCCAGTCCGCTAATGTTGTACAGTGGAGCAGTCCATCCAGCCACCTTCATGTGCATGACCATTTCCTCGTTAGTGGCCAATACTCCGGTCACAAACGTGTCTACCATTTTTTCATAATGTCCCATCCACTTTGCCATACCCCATACATGAACAAAATCATCAGGATCAATAGACTGAGCAAGACATCTGACATATACGCGAGGGCGCATATCCACTGGAACTTGATCCATGATATAAGGGAGACTCTCGATCCCTGGCTGAAACATATCTTCAAAGTAGACAACATCTTCATTGGTTATTTCTCCTGCTTTCATCATGCGTACTAGATTCATCAGCTGACTCATACCAAAGTATGTTCGACCATGTGCATCTAGTACTTGGCCGGTAACAATGGCTTGGTCGTTACCAAGTGTTTCGCCTGGAACTATGACATAGTCAATGCCCCTGCGTTCAAATACTGCACGATTCCACTCCTGTAACTGCAAAGTGTAACGTGCTTTATAAGGCTCAAGGCCCATATAAAATAGTTTACGCATTTCTGTGGTGCTCGTTATTTCTGTTATGATCACGATTGTGATCTCTATTGTGCTCGGTTGGACGAGGACCTGTGAAACCACGATGACCTTGACGGATCATCCAACCCCAGTTGTCACGTGGCCAACGACCTGCCAACCAGCGTTGGTAGTCCCCATAAGGACTGTAGTCATTGCCCAAGTGGGCTTCGTTAAAGGGAAATCCGTAGTCTGCACAGAACTCACGGAAACGATCCAACTCGTCATAGATACGAGTCACTTCTGGCTTCATTACGAGATACTTTTTATATTGGTCTTTTGACATAATATGTTCCTTTTAAATTGAGATTTGTTGAGCACCGAAACAGTTGTAGCGAATGGTACATCCATTCTCGCCATCTTCTGCTACTGAAATTTCGATATCACGATCTGGGTAACGTTCAGAGATAGCCTCGTAAAGGTCATCACTGATCATTTCACAGCTTCTGTGGTTGAGTTCAAGAGTACCTTGCGAGTACAGCTTTTCTAACCAACGTTTGAATTGAATAAATTCAATGTCTCGATCATTGTGGTAAACTTCGATACCTACTTGGAAGTGAAAGATATGACGATGTGGTGTTCCTAAGAAACTCACATCGTACTCGTCACCTGTGGCAAGTGCAGAATCTGTTGCGGCAGCAGGATACAAATGAATACCTTCCTTACGGAATGTAACCCAAATTAAACGCTTTGCACGATTGCGTACACGATCTCTTTTTTCTTTAAGAGCAATGCTATGTTGTGTAATCATCTTTATTTAAAAAGTTAGTGAATGAAATAGCAGTATATACTGCCTGTGAAACAAAGTCAATGACTTTGGAATTATAACTCTGTGTCTTTGGTATATTTAGACCAATCAGTAAACACCCTGCGACTTTGTAGTGTGTGCAGACTGTGGCACCAAACTCCAGGATTGGTTGCCGCAAAGCCCTTGTCATCAATTTTAACAGTGGCATTGTAACCCAGTTGTTGTATGTAAGGTATCTTGACAGATATCATGGGAATAAACATGTGATTCTCGCACAACCCAGATTCTAACAAGCCTTCTACCTGTGACACATCGATGTCCAAGGTACACGGATATCCTTGTAGTAAAAAATGTTTGATCATGTTTTCCCAAGGTGTCCAAAATACAGCATCGTTAGTGCGTATGCTGATAGGAAAGCTCATATTGGCACCAAAGTAAATGTGTTCGATATGCCGAGATTTATCCTCGTAACTAGCAAGGTCGTCCAACCAGTCTTGTATGTCTGTTACTGACGCTAAACCTACCACAAACAATGTATGTTTGTTATACGCAGGAGTATGCTCTACTTCTGTACCAGTAAAAAACTTTGCACCTTGATTTCGATCTCTATTAAGCATTTTTAAATTCTTCTGTAATATCTTTGGAAGTTTCTACTTCATTTATTTGTGACCAACGACTCCAAACGTATAAAGCATCTCTATCCATTCCTGGCTCACCTGTCAGCTTGTATACCCGACCGCTACGTGTTACGCCTTGCATGGTAGTTTTATCAAACTCTTGTATAGCACTACTGGCACGACCTTCACGTTCAGTTTCATTATAACCTACAAAATGTCTTGTTGGCAAGTCATGATAAGGTGTAACAACTTCAAATATACGCCAACGTGATAGCACCACCGATGGTGTTTCTTCCACGCTGGAGGCTTGCCAAACGTTCATGCTACATCCTTTTGATCGTGTTCAAGTTTATACAATGCCGATTCATTGAATTGTACATTATCCTCGTTATCACTGTCAACATCGTCTTCTACCGTAAACAATACGCCAAATTGTGTTCGGGCATTCATTGTTTTCTTGCCTTTGAAGCCTCGTGTGCCAGGAATCTCCATCCAATATGAACTGTAATGCTCAATAATAGCTTCTGAACTAGCTTGGTCTGGTGCGGCAAAGATACGTTCCACAATGTCCTCAAAGTAAGCATAGTCGCCAGTACTACGACGCATCATGGCAGGATGCTCACCTGCATCAAATTCTCTATTGGCACGTTGTACAGCTTCGATGTGTGTCCAAACATTATGACCCATAAGCAAAGCATAACTAAAGCTATCCCATGAAGTCTTACCTTCTTTGCCGTTTTTGTTAACGTCGCCTGGCTTGTAAACGCAAACGTCTTTGATCTGTAACATACGACTAATAGGACTTTCATCAAAGTGGTCCCAACATCCATCTTGTATAGTGGCATCTCTGTAACTACGAGTATCGGTGCTGTACTTCTTGTCGTCTGCACTAGGGCTCATTCTGTAGCACCACTTGTCATCTTGTGGTAAATCAATATGATGATACACTTGTCCATTGGCAGTGGCCAAGAACGGACTTGCACAATCAAAAGATATAGTAAAGTCAGGATTGATATGCTTGCGAACTGCTCGTTGTATAACTGTAAGCAATACGGCCCACTCTAGTTTGCTGGTACCCAAGAAGTGCATCCAATCATGTCGGCCTTGTTGCAGTAGGTTATCATAACGCAAAGCAATAATACGTCTAAGAACTAGGTCTACATCACACATGTTCTGGCCACCCATGGCCCAACCATCAAAGTGCGTGTCTGGATATACTGTGGGATCACAGTAGTGTTTCATTTCTTGATACCATTCTTCTGCAGATGTATGATTATCGCCTTGTAGAACATTTAAGAACCGGGCACCACCATTGTTCTTACCACGGCGATGACGCATAAAGTATTCATTGTTATACTTGGTGGCCGCCACAGCTTCTGGCAATGTAGTGATGCCACATGCTCGACTGGCTTTCTTATCGTGTATAACCCAAGTTGGAATATCAAGAATCATACCATAGTCAGAAATACTATCTAACCATGTGAGAATACCACCACGTTTCTTTTGTGCGGCATCTAGCTTGGCCTGATACAGTTTGGGATGATCAATCTTGGTAACTTTGGGATTACCGTTCTTGTCCAATTTAGGATTGCCACTAGCATCCAGCTGTGGGATTATTTCGACACCTCGTGCATTAACTTCTGTCCACTTGGCGGCAACTTCTGCACTGTTAGGATCACGCCATTCGCCCTCCCACAATCCTTTGGCAATCTGGAATCCACCAGAGTCGCCTAGCATAAATGTACCCGGCTCGCGATTACGAACCATGTCCTCACTCCAGTCTTGCTTGGCGAGATCCAAGTTGGCATGACCACCTGAATACAGGCTCCACTTGTAAGGAAACAAACCTTTGGAACTGTTGAGCCAATTCATTTGTTCCATGTCAGTCAAGCCCTGTGGAAAACGTGCAGGATCTACATAATTCTCATTACGTTGTTTGCCCACAAAAGTAGCATAGAATCCGCTGATAGCTGGTAAGAACACAGCATAGTCTAGTTGTTTAGCAGTTAAGTTATCTTGTTTACTCATTGTTGTCTTTGTCACTACGTGTTAGTGCTTCCATGATTTTAAACTTTTCGTAAGCGTCTCGCAAGCCTATATGGTTATCTATTAGCCGTTGCAGTTCTCGTTCTTCCTGCATCTTTTTATGAGCCCATTGGATTGCATCTTGGCTTTCTTGGTTGAGACTAATATAAGTAGATCCAGAACTAGTCAATGCCTGCCACGACATCCCGTCATACACTTCTAAATTATTAGAGCTGGTATTGTACCTAATTATACCAGCACTTTGTCCACCGGGGCTAATATACGGCCGCATTGAACTGTCGCCGGTGATACTAATACCAAACCCACTGGACAAGCTGTTTATCATTTTTTGTGTGCTGGAATAGTGTAGTTGTAAACTGCAACTCCGCTGTCAACAGTGATCTGCGCGGCACCTTCGTCACTGAAACGTATGATTTTGTTGCCTGGTAGGGCCAAGATACTGTTAACTACAGCAACTGGCCATGACCATGCTTTAGTAACACTACCTGATACCCCTGCTTGGAACACAAAGTTACCGGCATGGCTACTGTTGTCACCAAAGAAGAACTTCAAGTCACTGCCTTCTGTTTTGGCAATGAATGTGGTTTCTTCGCTATTGGCCTGACTTTGGAAACGCAAACGTTGAATACTGGCCACGCTGGGTTCGATTTCTACACCCCACTTGACACCTTTGAACTTGACTGTTGGAATTTTGTCGTTGACAGCAGATGCTGCCATGAAACGATAATCATTCTTAAAGTCGCCTACTTTGTTTTCAAAGTGAATACCGGATGGTACGCTTTCGCCGTTAACAGTCTGTCTTGTGATAGTGATCTGTGCATCTTCCTTGTATTCGGGAATGCCAAGAATAGTGTTTAGCTTGCTGAGATTTGGCATACCAAATGTGCCAATAAACTCTGCTACTGCGCCATGCAGAGTTGCGTCAACAATAACACTGCGATCTTCTGCAATAGCGTTGATAGTTGTTTCTTGGTCTGTGCCCGAGACTTTGATCAAGTCAATGACTCCAAGATTATGTGTGTGTTGGACTAAGTCCAGTAGTGCGTCTTTCATATGTGTCCTTTGTAAAGATAATTAGTATAATACTAGATGTATTTAGATTTTGCAAATGTTTCGATGAAATTTATCCAAAGCTGAATAAACTATCAAATGTTGTTTTTGTTTCTGTATGGTCTCCAATTTGCCAATCCAGAACTCCCAACAAGTTCTCGACCTTCTGGTCCACAATAGTAGTTTCCATTAAGTCGTTGTCAAATGGCAAGTCTTTGAACCATTGTGGTATGTGCATCTCGTCTGTGGGATAACCCACACTGGTAAACCCTAACGGATTGGGTTTGAGTTTACACACAATAGTTTTCATTCCGTCTGTGATAGCCATGCTATAGTTGTCGCTGTTCATGCGTCTTAGAGCATTCCAGTTAATGGCAGCTCTAACATGTCCAGGCATGTTGGCACGACCTTGCTTTTCCTCTGCTTCTGTGAACTTGGTCAAATTGTTGACACGTTTGGGTGTACCTTTTTCCCAAGCAGGTCTTTCTTGGAACGCAATCTTGAACTCACGCACACGATCGTATATCTCTTGACGACCTGCACCTGTCAATACAGCCAACAGTAATTCACTCAAGAAGTCTTGTACCACCTTGGGTGTATCACTGCGCTTCAAGTCCAGGCCCATGGCCTTGACCTTGCCCGGTTTGCCATCTTTGTCTAGTCTAGAGTTTTCAAGATCGTATATCAATACTGCATAGCGTTTCTTCTTGATAAACAGGCCTTTGATGGCAACCAGCTCACGACCGCCTTTGATGATAGAGCCCATTTCTCTTGGACAGCGGAATGCACGTTCCATAAACAAAGGAAAGCTCTCGTTGACTTGGTCACCAATTTGGTCATACAGTTGAACGCAGATTTCTTTGTTCCACTGCATACGTCCTGCTTCTACTTCAGCCTTGACAGCAGGCCACGCACTAAAGTAAACAGAGTCTGTGTCACCATAGATAATGCTTTCGCCCACATGGTCATACTTGCCAAAGATACATTCGTTAACAAAACTGTCCATGTGTTTGGCAATCACACGACCTGTCAATGTTGTACTTTGTCCAATACGTTTGTCAAAGAAGCGGCAGCCTGGATTCAAAATAGCACCATACAAGCTGTTCAAGTTAATCTTTTTAACCAGTTGTCGCTTGTCCCAGAATGCTTTCTCTTCTGGTGTGGTTGCATCTTTCTTCTTGGATTGCATTTCTTGCCGTTCTGCATACCAGCGTTCTAGCAAGCCGGGCACAATACCTTTGGCATCATATTTAAAGATGGTACCATTGGCACTCAAGATCCAGGGTTGATTGCCTTCAAAGATCAAGCGCCAGATATCCGATGCGCTCATTGAATCACTGCCGCCGCCTTCCCAATCAATGGTAAGTTCAGTGCCTGCTTCCATGTTCATCACACTGGTATACTCTAGTGTACCAAACAGGCCCTCCCAAGCGTCAGCAAAACTAGCCCCTGCTGCCATCTTTTCTGTTATGTAGTGGTCTGTTCGATCCGGTCTGATTTGTCCGACAATCGTTTCGCATGCCATGTTAAGGGCGCGAATAGCCGAGGGATAGAGCGAGTTGATATCAATGGCCCCAATCCATTCATGCATACCTCTTTTGGGGTAAGCAACGTAGGCACCTGCCGCTTGCGTGTCACCTTGTTCATCTTGATTACTCCTATTTTGAACTACTAAACCTTTTTGATGCGCTTCATTGATAATGGCTTGTTCGGTGACAGCCACTGCTCCCATGGTGGTGGGTAGCAATACAGTATTATCATGTGCCAATTCATTTGCCAAGTCAATAAACTTCAGTTTCTTATCCATCTTGGCCAACAACACAGTGTCTTGTCTGTTGTAGTCAATGAACTTGGGAAAGTCCTTGTTGTACAACTGATCCAAGGTACCTTCGTATTGTATTTTGCGTTCATCTAGTTCGTACTCGCCAATGGCATCCAAACTGTAACTGTGACGTTCTTCATATGTGTACTTGCGATACAACTGCATATAGTCCATGTGCACACGACCCACTAGGTCGAATGTGATGTTTTCTGCGCCAAAACGTTCAAAGGTTCTTTTCTTGGGAAACTGATCCCACAAACAGTAACGTCTAGTGTCGTCTTTGCTCAGTACCTTGATAGTGCGCATGACCATGTAGGGAATATCGAAGCCTTCACTGTTCCAACCACTCAGTATGTCTGCATCTTCAATCAAGTCAAGGAATGTTTTAATCATATCCTCCTCGCGATCGAACAAGAAACAGTTGTCAAATTGATTGACAATTTCCTCTGCGGCCGCCCAACTGTAGCTCTTGGGTGGAACTACCAGTGTTACCAGTTTGTCCAGCCAACCAAGATAGATTGAAATAGCAGTGATTGGATTAAACGGATCTTCGGGTCGACTAAATCCACGTACAGGATCAAAGTCGACCTCAATGTCAAAGAACGCTGTGTTTAGTTTAGGTGCGTCTTTGCCCAAGTAGTTTTCTTCAAGGCATCTAACCAAGGGCTTGATGTCGGATTCCCACAGCTTGCCCTTGCTGTGCATTTTGAGTTCTTTGAAGTATTCCTTACCACTGCGTGTGCTGAATCTGCTGACAGGTGTGTCGTAAATAGTTCTGAACTTGCCGCGAGGATCATCATAATAAAAAATATAGTTGGCAGGATATTCTCGATATATCCTTTGACCATCCACACGTTCTACTACGTAAATTCGATCTTCGTCTTTTGAAAATAGTGCGTCAACGTAACTCATTAATTAACAATCATCCTGATCAATCCAATGGTGTCGATTGTGGTAAGCAAGATATAATTAGCCAGCATACCAAAGGAACGCCGACTATAAGCGCACCAAGCGTATATAGCACAACCTGTAATCCAAACAGGGTACATGTAAAGAAGGGGAGGATTAGGCACGGTTGCGGCCATAGTGATACTACAGCCAATAGATACAGCCCAAGCAAGGACCTCAAGACAAAAACGTACTCTATTACTCGTGTAATCATCCTTAATCCAATCAAATATGCCTATTATAATATTATTCAAAGTGTTTTGCCTACAGTTTCGAGGATAGTGTTAAGGTCATCGTGATCTCGGTTGGTTTCGCCCAGTTTGGCTTTGTGTGCAATCTTGATTGCTTTTTTGAGGATAGCGGGTTTAATTTCCAATTCTTCTGCAATGGCTTTGACAGTGTCGTTAAGGCCTTCGTTGAGGGTCTCGATCTCGTGTAAAACGGTCATGCCCTCATTGATAATTTGAGTAAGTTTAAGTTTTTGTTCGCCGCTGAACATGCGTGGTGAAGTCATTCAGTTCTCCTGTGATTAGTAATAGACTATTGTAGATTACTTATCGCAGAAAAGCAAGCATTAAGACGAAAATAAATGCTCACTTTAAGCAATGTCTGGCGTAACATTGTTTTAGGCAGCAGCCGCCTACACTCTTATAACGCAAAGGTCCTAAGGTAGAGTGTTCTTAATTCGAACTACGTAGTATATTCGCTTGATCTTGGCACGTGAAACATTGGCAATCGGTGCACTCGCAATCATCAGTCATACAACTATGCCCGCAATGTGCACTACATCCACAATTACATTTGGTTGTGCTAGATGTATATCGTTTGTAACTATCGTAGTCATCCATATATTTTTCCATATAGTATTTATTTCCAAGCAACCATCTTGAATCGCTCTTGTGGTATACCAAAGTAGTTGCACTTCCATGCACTTTGTTCAAAGAAGTCTAAATGATGCCATTGATCTTTATGTCTAAGAATTTCCTCCCCGGCATCGTCCCAGTCTATTGCGGCAAACTTGGCCTGTAGTTGTAACTTATATACTTGCACTTGTTCGTAATCAAATCCATCGTATTCCCAATGCAGTATTTCAAACACATCTCCGTTTTGGTTAACATAGTCCATGCTAAAATCAAGTCCCCACTTGGGACGCAAAGCCAACAGCTTGTGTACCAATGGATTAGTTTTTGCCCAGTATAACAATTGTTGTTGTGCTAGCCCTGAGTAGGCTTTACGTTCAAATAATAAACTGTGATTTAGTACAGCAAAACAATTCTTTTCGACTTGCGTAAACCAATCATATTTTAGTGCTCGATGATATCTGTGTGCTTGTGCAGTAGTCAAATTCTGATGCGCATACCGTTGTTCTAGATCGGTTAAGTCGTAACCATTTTGATCAAATAAAGCCAAATCTGCTATTGTGGGAGAAAATAGGGTTTTGTTAATAGGGCGTTGCCAATAACCGTCAATGGTTAATTTATTAGTCGATAGCGACAAATCATTCACAGTTAAACTCTTATAAACTTAGATTTTGGTCTTGCTGATGATTGTGTGCTTTATACAGCCGGTCAATGTAGCCCTGATTTCGCAACACCTTGAAAGCCAAATTCTCTACACTGAACTCTCCGGTCTTGTCTAGCCCGGCTCTGCGCATGTGACGTAGCTTGTCTGTTATACGTTGTATATCTTCTGGGTCGTCTGCAGTTTCGATTGCAACATCTATTTGTTTAATTAAATCCTGTACTTTGAGATTGACCGCACCTTTATCGATGTCTGGAGGTGAATATTTTGGAGTATTTAACCACTTGTCGTCTAATAAACTGTAGATTCCTTCGCTTACAGGAGGCTTTTCTATGTCCTCTACGTATAGCTCAACATCGTGTCCGTGAATAACAATATCGTGATTGTTATTCCATATTTCCTTTTTGGCACGATAAAATGCTTCAGCAAGGTCATCGCACTTTAAATCTCTATAACGTGTGACCACATGCACATCAAAATCCGAATACTTGGTGTAGTTATAGTTGGCCATGCTACCTGTTAACACAACATCTAGTACCCTGAAGTCGGGTATGTCCAGGTAGTCAATGAAGAACTTGGCTGTTTGTAACAACTTGTATCTAACTTGGGGCGAAATCTTGCCGCCCTGCCAGGCCGCCGATGACAGTAAGTTATGGTAGTCTATGTTACCTTTGACAAAGTCGTTTACGTTCATTGTTCGTTGTTGATGTATTCAGGAAACTGTTTGCTAAACTTGCGCATGACAATACCAGCCGTGCTGTTGGCTTCGTTTTCTTCGTTGCTGCCAGTTTCGCCGCTGTCAGGGTTCAACTGATTGTTTTCATTCTGTTTAAAATGAACCAGCTCGTGTGCCAAGGTTCTACAAATGTCTACAGGGTGGCGTCCGTTGACTGCCAGTCTAATGGTCTTTTTATCTGGCACAAATCCGCCAAAGCTGGGTTGGCCATTGCTGTCTAGGGTATGTGATAATTTGATTTTAGGAAGAGTTGTAATTTCCAATTCCTGCATTGCAAATGGCAAAAAGTCCTTCAATGCATTGTGCAATACAGGCAAACTGTCGGCACTTTCGGCCACAGCAGTTCTTAGACTAATTTCATCTAAGGGTAAACTTGCTACGGCACCTTTTGCATTTGTGTTATTGGGAATAAAATATATTCGATCGCCGTTGACTTCGCCGGTGGCTGTTCCAACAATGCGACTTTTCCAAAGTACCAAGTCGCCTTTTTTAACTCGTTCGGCCTTGGACAAAAATTCATTGTCTGGCGTGAGTCCTTCGGCTAGTTCGTATGATCGCATTGTGTTACTTAACTATCTTTCCAACGCTTTTCTGTACTGCACCAGTACCGGCCGCCGGCTTCTTTCATGACTGGCTTGGTTGGTGTGTCTGACACACTGCGGTCTACAATTTCGTCCAGTGATGCCAAGCGATCGTAGTTTTTATAATAAAAGTCTTTGGCAAGTTTAGGATCATCAAATCCTTCTGGACCTTGACCTGTGATACGACGACCCATGTGGTCTAGTACTTCGTAACGCACAGCTTTGCTGCCATCTGGGCGCATCTTGGTGTACTTGCGAACACGTGGCTTTTGTTGGGTAGCTTCACCTAGACCTTTTTGTTTTTGGTTTATTGCTTCTTTGGCGCCAAACTCTGCCAGTGCCTCCACCAATCGAGTTAATGCTTCAATTGGAGCATCAGGGTACTTGTTTGAAACAAACTGAGCCAAACTGTTGGCCCACAAATACATTATTTCTTTATTCTTTATGTCTTTAACAGGGTGCGGTGTAGTAACATAATACTGTTTATCATTTTTGTATTCTTGCCATATTGCTTGATATTTTGAAGTATCCACCGGACTAGTAATCTTAGACATCATTCTTTGAAACGCCATTGGATCACTGGCATTTTGTTTTTTACTAAATGCAATACCGAGTACACGTTTGAGTAAATTTTTATAACTGGCTACCAAACTTTGAACAGTTGCTTCGCCAACTGTTTCTTTGCCTGGTTTGTTGAGTTTAGATGCTTCCGGAACCATACCATGTTGTCTGACTCGGGCATCTAGTTCATCACGCTCTTTAGATAATTTTTTAATCAAGTCTCGGTCGCCTTGCTTGATTGCTTGACTAAGTCTATCTTGCAATTCCTCCGCCGCTTTAATATAGTCGTCCATTTTCATTCTAGACGCGGTGTCTTCGTTTCTGGGTTTTCTATTACTAGACGAATATGTCACTGCTGGTTGATTAGTTCCGCCACGAGACGAATATGTCACTGCTGGTTGATTAGTTCCGCCACGAGAAGAATGAGTCACTGCTGGCGAAGTTTGTGTGGGCACTTGGCTGTCGTCCATTGACAGGATGCCTGCTTTTTGTAAGGCTCTTATGACATTTGGAGCAAGTTCCGTTCTGGCTTCTATTTTACCGTTTCTTACTACAAGAAATTCCCCCGGACGGTTGACGATAGGAGTGCCGTCACCACGGTGATTCAGCATGTAACCTGATTTACTTATGGTATCCTGTATAGCTCTGTATGTTACTCCATCAATGGTTGCCTTTGCTGTAACAAAGCCGTTTCCTAAATCTTGTTGCTGATCTGGTTGTGCTTGGCTGCTAACACCGACACCTGCCACGGCCGCCGCGCCGGCAGCCTTCAAGAAACCTCTACGATTCATGTCAGCTTCCGCCACGCTTTGGCCTAACACTTGCTTTACTAACAGTTGAGGAGCAAAATCCATATCACCTGCTAGCTCTCTTGCGGCTGCTAATACTGCCTGTGGAGTAGGTTGTAATCTTTTTTCTTCTACATCTCGGCGTAGTTTCATAATAAGAGATTGTGCGTCATAGCCTAACTCCCTGACACCTTCCGCCACACCTTCTTGCATTTGTTTTAATAATTGCTGTGCCTTTTCGATGCTGACCAATGGTCTAGGATGTTTGCCGTCTACAACGCTTTGTAGATATTCTTTACTAAATCCAGCTGGTGCTTGTACTGCTGGCTTTTG